TAACATGGTTTCCCCCCAACGGGAGCTACTAGCCCTAAGACTAGTCGCCCCCACCCTCCGAATACGGTGAGGCAAAGTCATCTTGCTCTTTTAGCAAGACCTCTACCAGAACCGGATTCGGCAGTGAATACTTGATAAGCGTAAGCATATCAGTAACACTGAATTTTGAGGTGTCCTCTGCCAGATCAAGATTATAGCAATTTGCGTATCGTCTGAAATCCAGTGGAGGGCGATCTCCCTGATACTTGAATGCACCAAGTGCCTTGAAGTATATTCGAGGGGAGATATCCTCGGGAGTACCCCTGCCTTCAGCGGCCGAAAGATCGTCGTTGAATGCACGATACCGGCCAATTAGACCGAGTATCTTGGGAGATAACCCAGGGCCCGTGTTACTGTACACAATGTGTTGAGTAACTAGGGCCGTCCGTCTGAAGCTACGGTTATTGAAGTCAAATGGCTTAGACCCATCGAACTTGAATAACTTTGTATCTCCATTACGGACCATCCGCAACCGCTTCGCAGCATCTGCGTCGCCGGTTTCCAAGGCTCTCAACCATGCTTCCTCATTTTGAGTAAGTACGGAATTGCCCTTGGGCGGGAAAAGACCTGCACCACCAAGGTGCAAGGGTAGATAGGCGGAAACGCCGTTCTTCCTTGCAAGGTATCCAATTCGCCTAACATAATCCTTAAGGATCATGCTTTGTGCAAAGTGGACTCTCGAATGACCTAATCTACTATAATGAGTAGACAGGTATAAGAGAGGTGCAAACTCCCATGGAAGCTCTGGATGCCGTTCCGGACCCTTGGGCGATACATTAGATCGACCCAGGGGTGTGAGCGCCTTAACAGACAAAAATTGTCTGTTAACGCGCAAACCATCCTTTGCCAAATGGAAGGCCTTCTCACAGAAAATACCTCTTGTTTTAGAGATAAATGATTTAGAATCATTTAAAAGCATACCTGTTAATTTTAACAGGTTGTGCTTGTATTTCCTGATCAAGGCGATGGACCAGTGAGCGATTAAATCGTCACCACATATATAATATGTGTCCTTATGAGCACCGATACTTTCACAGACGTACAAATGTACCAAGTTTAAGAACGGGAAGCTCAAAGGGATGCCCATCAACGTCCCTCGCGTCATTTCGACGAAGTCGGCCTTTCCGACTTGTATCCGACCTCCGCACACAAGTGCGGGATCTATACCGAGGTATTTGGAAAGGGACTCCAACAACTCACGACTAATTAAGTCGGTTGCTGCAGAAAGATCTGCAGAAAACACGAGCTTGTTGGAGCGATTCCTTCCACCAAGAGGTAAGAAGTCGGTCTGACCCAATTGGGGCAGGCGAAAGGCTCGGCGATGCATAAGCATTGACCTGAAGCCTTCGCGATATCCTTCGGAATGTGCCACTCGAAGTGCACAAGACCTGGATACCACACGGACCTTCCATCCTCTCTCCGCAAGAGGCACAGGGGTGGAATCCATGATATAATCATGGGAATTCCATATGTGCTCTCTGAGGAACAGAATCCTCCTGCTTTCCTTTACCCCGCTGGAATTTTTCCAGCGGTTGGCAAAGGCATCGTTATCGGAATAAGCGATATCAGTTTTCGACGTCTCCTTCAAATAATTTTGAAGTCGGTCGGCGTAGTATTTACGACGTCCACCGTTGAGACGGGAATTCTGAAAGCAGGAGCCCGGGGATTGCAAAGGGACCCTAGTTAATAACTTGGGCCTTCTCTTCCCGATAATCTTATCGATCACGCGCGTCTTGAGTGGAGAGACCTCACATTTTGAGGTTACTCTGTCAGTCATTGGCGCGATCGCTCCAAGAATGGAATCCTTTCCGGGCATAGGTAATGCTCGGGCAAGGAAAGATTTCTGAAGAAGGGATCTTTGGTATCCCTTTTGGTCGATGCTGTGACGACACCTCAGCCAGCCAGGCCAAAATGTCCTGGTATGGCGGAGCTGCCTAGGGTCGTAACATTTACGAACCCAGGCAAGTCGACAGCTATGAGCAAACTCTTTAGCTTGCTTCATAAACCCTTCGCAGTTGGTGAATATCTTCCAGATTATTCTGGAGACCCATGAGACAATCTCATGGATCTGATTGTGCCGCCCTTTGACGGTATAATCCAGATTTCCACCAGCGAGTAAAACCATCGATGTCCACGCATCAATAAATTGATGTGAGACTCGTTTTTGGCCAACGCAATCGTGTTGGGCAAATAGGGGATACTCTCTGCGGTATACGGAAAGCCACCAGGCACATTCATTATGCATTTGCTTAATGAGTGCCAGGGCAGACCGTGACTTGAGGCCCACGCCCCCCCAAAATTTGGGGGCTCGTGCACCGTACCGGCGGGTAATCCACACCGGCAAGTCCAGAGTGTCATTCGATGTGAATGACGAAGGATTCTTCAAAGAATCCAGCGGAGCGACCAAAGGGTTGCTTCGCTCCGCGTGATGCTCTTTCTTATATTTAAGATTGAG